CTTTGACGTCTGCCGCGTGATGGTACGGCGTCCGGAGCCATGTGCGGGCCTCAGCGACAACGGCAGCCCGTGCAACGTTGGTCGTCATCAGTAAGCCAGTTGCGGCGGCGGGACATAGGGAAAGGCGCGGAAATTCGTGAGATTGTTGAACTTGGCCGCGCAGGTCGATTGCGTATGATCGCAACCGAACGCGACGTTGAACTGGTCGCCGGTAGCCGGCGCGAATGGCAGCGGGTACATCAGATTGTAGAGTGCTCCAGCAACGACGCTCTTGATGGTCACGCGGACATTGGAATTGGCGCCCGAAGTGAAGACGAGCGATCCCTGCGCGTCGCCCGCGCGCGCGCCAGAGAACATGATCGTGCCGGAGTTCGATCCGGCCTCGCAGCTGCCGTCCAGCGAAAAGGTTCCCCGAATGATGCCGCAGCCGGTGTCGTAGAGGACGTGGAGACACGTCGGCGAGAACAGGTTCTTCGGCATGTTGTAGTCGAGGATCACGAGATCCGAGGCGACCGTCAGAGTGGCTTGGGTGCGTCCGACATTGTCGACTGTGGAAATGCGTCCCTGAAACAGCCGGACGCCGCCGACAACGCTTCCCATTGGGCCCGTGAGAAAGACTCGGTCACGATAGACCGGGGCGCCATCGAACGCGCCATCTCGGAGAGCGATAAGAAATGGAGCGCCGTTGATGATATCGGTCGGGCGGGCGGCGATAGTGATCTGCTGCTTGTCGACTTCAAGGCCTACCGATCCCTTATATTTGAGGCCAGAAATGAGCGGCCCAGAAGCCGAGAAGGTGAAACCGTTGGAAACGACGTCGTAATCGACGTTTGTCCAGGTGTATTGAGTGCCGCTGGTGGTGATGAAGGTGAAGCACTCGGCGAAGGCGATTGGCGCGTCGGGCGCGGCGCGCGCGGCGTTGATGAGGTTGATGACGGCGGTAGAGGTCTGTTTCATGACCAGAAGAACTTCCAGAGGCCGGCCGTAAGCAAATACATCGCAGCGCCTCTGACCAGAAAATAAAGGGTGTCGCCAGTAATGATCAGAGCGCCTTCCTCAAGCCACGTCGCCTATCGAGCGGCGTCGAGCTTGGAGGTCTCGTCCGCATGGGACAGCAAGTCTTATCGTTTATGGGTCTAGGTCGTTTCGCGTGCGCGCGGCGGCGGAGATGACCGGAGCGCCGGTAGAGCGAACTTCTCCGCTGGCTGCGGATCGACTTAAGGTGCGTGGGCAAGCACCCTCGGTCTGACGTAGAGTTTCACGACGTCCGCACTGATTTGAATTTGATACTGTCGACCTGCCATAGGTCCGACATAAATTCCTCGAAATCCTGGTCGTCGGAATCGAAGCGGCACTCGAAGGCGTAAGTAAAGGTCGCGGCAACCGAGACGCCGGGCCCGGGCGCGGTTGCAAACACAAGGGAGTTAGGCACCGATAGCGACCAGCCGGACGGCTGATTGACATTGTTCAAAAAAACGTTCGTGACGCTCATCACCCAGCCAACGGGCTCGAGGAACGCGCCCATAAAGCGGCAGAACGTGAAGGTGCTAGTCACCCCATCGCCAGTGGCGAAGCCTACGTTCGTCGCCGTGCTGTCAGTCGGATCGTTGTAGAGAAAAGTCCCGAATTGCCCTTGCATTTGTAGGAAGAAACCCATGAGGGCCTGCAGAGAATTGGCGTCGGCTCCGGGATACGAAGTTGGCGATGATGACAGAGCGTCGAAGGTCAGCTCGAATTGCCAGATCGGATTCTGATAGAGCGCGTCGCGAACCTCGCGGCCCGATACATGACTCGCCACCAGCGTCGAAAACAGCGGCTTTTTGCGCACGCTCCAGCCGAGGCCGGGCAGCGTCGGGAACGACGGCGGCGTGGTCATATCACGGCCGGACCGCTACAAGCCGAATCGTCCGGAGCGTCCAGAGCATTGTCATGAACTCCTCGAAATCCTGCACATCTTCGGTGAAGCGGCAAAGCCAGAGAATGTTGAAGTCGGCCGTGATGGCGGCGCCCGCGAGCGGCGGCGAGGTGAATGTGATCGCCGGTAGATATCCGTTTGAAACGGACCATCCGCTCGGCTCCGCGACACCGTTTAGGTAAACTGCCGCGACGTTGGATGTCCCGTAGACGGGGCCAATGTAGGAACCGATCGAGGCCACCAGTGGGAAAACTGTCTGCGAGCCATCGCCCACTCCTATCGCTTGGCCAGTGACCGCGGATAGACCGGGCGGCTCGACCCAGAACGGCGCGGCCTCCCCACTTGCCTGTTCGAAGAACCCGGCGATTGCCTGCAATTCGAGATGCGCGGCGTCTGCACGCAATAGGTCATAGGTCAGATCGATGCCGAAATAGGGATGCGCGAATCGCTGGGTCCGTGTCTCCCGTCCGCTAACATGCTGACCGATTTCCGTTTTGAATTGCGGCTTGATGTGGACAGACCAGGCAAGAGCGGGTCCGAGCGCGAGCGTAGGGAATTCTGGAGGGGTCGGCGGCAGGCTTGGCGGAGGCGGTGGCAGGACGGCGCGGGTCGTTCCGATCCAAAGCCCCTGTTGCCAGTTTCCAGCGTCGCCCCAGGCGCTGTTCAGGACCGGGAATGTCGGGAATGGCCGTGCATCGGTATTCCAGACGCAGCAGAAATTCCAGTTAAGCATCGGCAGTCCGCCGACGCTTTCATTGTTCCCGTCGACATTCCAGTATTCGTAGACCGCCTGAAGCGCTAGAGCCTGAATGGTGTCGTCACGCCGCGGGAGATATCCGAGCTCGTTGGCCGGATCCCAGATCGACCAGTAGGCCGTGGAGCTCTCTGTCGATTTTGGGTCAAAGAAGACGTTCGGTTGATTGGTCGCCTTGTCGCATGCGGCAAAGCCATATTCGAGAGTGATGATCGATTTGGAGTTCGGCGTCCACTCGGTCCTCGTCCCATGTGGCGAAAAGCCGGTCCCATCGCCGTTATCATAGATTGCCTGGTGGTTGTTATTCCACCACCAGCGCAATTGCTTGTTGGCGAGAATCTCTTGTTGAGGAAAGTATTGGTTACGGGCCTGCGATAGACGGTCGCCTTCAGGCAACGAAACTTGTGAATCCGTTCCGTTCGGATCGAGACCGCGGCCAAGATTGTTGCTGTCATTGTAGAAATAATCGAAATACTGTCCGCCCTCAATGCTGCCTTTGAGATAAGGGATCGAGTAGATCGTTGGGGGCCCGCTCAAACCCAAGCCGCTCAGTTGTGTCGGCCCAGGCGGCCAGGCCCCACTGAACTGTGGCTCATTCCAGTTCGCCGCGTCCAAACCGCCGGCGCCAGTCGTCCAGTCCGTCAGTGGCATGTAATTATCAAAGCTGACGAAATCGATGTTCGGATTGGCCCACAGTTGATCGAGATGCGGCCACTGACCGTTTGCCCCTGCGTGCTGCCATCCCATCCAACTCGACCAGTCGGCCGAATAGGTGATGAGGTTCCCGAGATTTGACAGGTTCTTGGTGAGCCCTGCGTTATCGAACGTGGTCCGGACGTCATTGGCGAGGGCGTTCAGCTGGGCGACCATTGGATAGTCCCAGATCGCATTGCCCGAACCGTCGACGGCTCCCGGTTTCGTCCAGGTCGGACCGCGCAGGATCTCGAGGCCGCGAAGCTCTGAGCCAATCACGAACAGACCCACTCCACCCGCCACTACGCAGAGGTTCGCATAGTGTAGAATCATCCGGCGGAACGTCCAATCGAACGGTCCTGCTGCACCTGCGTAGTCGACGGTTAGATTGATCGAATCCCGAACGAAATCGCCGACCGCCGCGCTGCCCATGAACGTCGCCACATCATTCGTCGCGGTCTGCGTGAGATCGCCGGGCGAGGTGATGCGGCCGCGCCATGGAAACCCCCTCCCTGTGCCGAGCAAAAACGGATAGAAGACGACATTGAATCCGCGACTTTTGAGATCGCGTATACAGCGGACGACACTAGGGTCGCTTGGCGTACCGCCGTATACGAAGTTGGTTGACCCGGGCAGCGAAGGGAGCGGGATTAGGCCCGGGAATTCCTGCTCGGTTAAGCCAGACACCTTCCAGTTGACCGGCGCGAAGGCCGCGCTTTCCCACTGCTCGAACTCGCCGAGAATGAAGTTGGTCGACGGATAGATGTTGCAACTCGACGCGTCCTCC